AGCAGGCTGGGATGCTTGATATGGACGGTCTGATGATCGAAGATCGGCAGACCGTTGAGGGGCAGGTTGTCGAAGCCGCTAGACAGCTACCGGGGCACTAATCTTTGGCATCGGGTCGTAGCCGGAGAGTTCGAGATCCTCGAACGTGTAGTCCCACAGGTTCTCTCGCCAAGTCTTGATCTGCAAGATCGGCTCATTCCTTGGCTTGCGGTTCATCAGTTCTCGCACTGCATCTTTGTGGTTGTCGTAGATGTGTGCATCGCCGAGCGTGTGGGTAAAGTATCTCGGGATCTTCCCGATGGTTTTGGCTACGAGCGACAGCAGAAGCGAGTAGGAGGCGATGTTGAACGGAACGCCCAAGAACATATCAGCACTTCGCTGATACAGTTGCAGATCGAGGAAGGTTCGGTCAACATGGAACTGGAACATGGTATGGCATGGCGGCAACGCCATGCCATCGACCTCAGCAGGGTTCCACGCCGACACGATGTGTCGGCGGCTGTTTGGATTCGTCCTCAGACTCTCCATCAGGTTCTTGATCTGATCGATCCCGTTGAAATCCCGCCATTGCTTGCCGTAGACAGGTCCGAGGTCGCCGTTCTCGTCCGCCCATTCGTCCCAAATCGAGACGCCTTTGGCTTGCAGTGACTTGATATTGGTTTCTCCACGGAGAAACCAAAACAGTTCCTCAGCGATGTGCCGGAACGGCAATCGCTTGGTCGTCAGTAGGGGGAATCCTCGCCTCAGGTCGAACCGCATCTGAGCCCCGAAGATGCTGGTCGTACCGACACCGGTACGATCCATTTGTTCCGACCCGTAGCTGAAAACCCAACGAAGCAGGCCGAGGTAGCCTGCTTCGTTTTCCATTCGCGAGCAGCATGGGTAGTGATCTGCTAGTGACGGCCCCGGAACAAACTGTGGGTCAAGCATCAGCAATCCCATTTCCTGAGAGATTTGTTGATCCGAGAATTGGGGTCGTTGGCCGTCTCAGCGGAGGTGTTTTTGTCTTTCATGCCCTCCATCCTCTTACAGAAGTCCTTCCGCCTAGCCGCCGCCTTCGGCGACCGCTTGGCTTCTTCCTTGGAGACAGGTCGCTTCAAGTCTGAACCGGGATTCTCCCGTTCGTAGGACTTGCGACCAGCTTCGTTCAAGCCGCCTTCTTCATCTTTCCCAGATTTTCGTTGCCAGTTAGCAGATTTTTTCTTCGGCATCAAATTGCACCCAATCGTTTACGCAGGGCCTTGGCCCTGCTATCTTCCGGCCAATAGCACAGCACCAGCAAGTGCCGATCAATTTGTTGCAATAAACGCTCAAGGGCCGAGCCCCCAATACCCGCTGCGGCTTGCGGACTCAGCCCAAGAGCTATCTCGGAAATTGTATCTACCAAGAGATTGTCGTCAATATGCAGATGAACATTGCATTTTCGGTCGAGGTCGGCCAAGGCCGCCGTCGCCCCGAGAATTAAAGCGGTCCTACGGACCCGAGATCGGCAAGTACCCTGCAACTCCACCACCCATTTCTTTTCGTCAGGGTAGGTATTGGAAGCCCACGTACCGTTGTCAGCGGTGACGTATATCGAGTAATCGAGGATCATTTAGGGTTGAGAGCTTTCTCAATGGCGAGTTTTTTGGCCGTCTCTGCGGATTTCCGAAGGATCTCCGCATCGATCAGGTGATCGTTGGCTTCGTACTTGGAACACCAATCGTCATGTCGGACCTTGGGGAATCCGGTGGCTCGGGGAGGGCTGTATCGGCATTCGCGGTGCTTGCCGCCGCCGGATGCCCAGGAGCAGAACTTGCACGCTTTCGGGGGGAGTTGCTTGCCTTCATCTTCGATCTTGCGGTGGGGGATTGACATGGTTCTTTGGGGGTTAGGATTTCGATGCACTTCACCGCTGCGCGGAGAATCGTATAGGCTGTCACGTTTGCGTCTTGTTCGTGTTCATCAGAGTCGGCGTACTTCCAACAGGCGATCACAAGTGATCGCCTGTCCTTCCGCAAAACCCGACCAAAAACCTCAAAAACAATGTGTTGCTCGCCCACGGCGTGGTCGTCAAAGACCACTCGAACTACGTCGCCGAGGTTGCAATTTTTGTTTATTTTGGTCATTTTGGTCTGAATTCTGGGAAGTTGTCATTGCAACAAGGCAACAAGACGATAAGCTACTTGAACATTCGTTTCATTCCCCAGGAGGTTACTATGCCTGATTATACCGATGCTTATCACCTTGCCAAAGTTTTCGCCATCACCATCGCCCGGAAGTACAACGTGGACATCGACGATGCGATTTCTGATGGATATTTGGCCGTTTCCGAGAGAATTTCACGATTCGACCCCGAAAAGGCCAAACTCCAGACGTACATCTACATGGTGGTGAGCCGCCAGATCATCACGACTTTGCGGTCCCGCAAAGTCCGAGCCTGCGTCAAAAGCAATTCTGACGAGGTTTGTGGGAACACGGCGGCTTGCTCCGAAGGAAACTCCGACGACGATTCGTCGGTGGTGGTTCGACTTGCTCTGGATCTTGCCGCGAGCGGCAAGAAACACAAGACGATTCGCAAGAGCGTTGAAAACGCTCTTGTCGAAGCGGGTTGGGGCAAGAATCGAATCTCCGAGGCGTTCGATTCTGTTTTGGAGGGAGTGTAACCGTGAGCAATCAACAACAAAGCAATCAAATTCCGGGCGTGCCTGAGGGATGGGAGGTCGATCACGTGAACAGGATCGGCGAAGTCGGGGAGCATTGCATCAGCGACCACGGAGAGCCGGTTTTGCTTAGATACAGGACGGCTGGTAGGGTTTGCATCATTCGCAAGATCGAAAAGCCCGCGACGTATCGACCGTTTAAGGATGCGGAAGAATTCAGGCCGCATCGGGGTCGGTGGTGGTATCGCGATGACAAAGACGGAAGCCGACGGCATTTCCCCCCGGCTAGCTACAGCGACAAGATGCATGGAGGGTCGGTTTGGCAGCATCGATTCGAGACTTGTTTTTTTGATGACGGAACCCCCTTTGGAGTTGAGATCGATGAGTAACCGAAAACAAGAAGCCGAAGGCTTCAAAACCTGTGCCGTCGGAGCGAGTTTCTTTCTTGTCTGGCGTTCGCCAAGGCGAGGCAAAGACGGCTTGGTGACAGTCACGAAAACGGGGCGAAGGTGGGCAACCCTGAGCAACGGTCACAGGCTTGACTTAACATCCGAAGATTGGAGGAGTGTTTATGGGGAAGGCTATTCCTCGCCCGGAAGGCTTTGGGATAGCGAAGATCAGTACCTAAAGTACATCGAAGTCCAGCGAATCATTCGAGAGATCGAAAAGCAATTGTCCTCGTACAACGGGAAAGCTCAAACAGTGTCCCTAGCAAACGCTCGCGAAGCGGCTAGGCTGCTGGGATTGGAGGGAGTGTAACCGTGGACAGAGAAGCCAAAACTAAGCTCATGGATTCCCTGACGCCCGAACAGCGTCAGGGAATTGCTGAGATCATCCGATCTGCTGACCCCGAAGGTTACTACGGACAAGACGACGAAGGTAATAGTGTCTGGCGAGAATCCGTATCCGCCACTCTTAATAACCTCGCGTCTGACTTCGAGTCATACGACCCAGAATCCGCAATCAATTAAACCATGCTCCGATACCTACCCATCCTGCTGCTTGTCGCAGCAGGATGCAGTTCCCCTAAACCTGTTCTATACGAAATCATTGAGGTCAAAAATGTCTGGTCTGTCCCTTACTCGAAGTCCCAGCGAATCCATTGTGATTGGCGACGACATCAAAATTACGATCATTAGCATCGGTCGCGGGAATCGCGTCCGAGTCAAAATCGAAGCTCCGAAGAACGTACCTGTTCTTCGGGAGGAACTTGTGCAACTCAAGAAAGCTGGGCTAGCTCAAGGGGTGCGAGGATGATCGATTGGAGCGAAGTCGGCTACTGCGTAGCCTCCACCTGCGGGATCTACCTCGCAGCCTATGCGGCTGTGAAGTTCGTCGAGTGGTTCTCTGCCGAAGTGTTCGAGGAATAGATGGCTACCAAGCACAAGCTGTTCCCATACCAAGAACAAGGCGTAGACTTTATGGCTAAAGTCCACGGCGGGATCTTGCTCGCAGACGAGCAAGGTCTAGGAAAGACCGCACAAGTAGCGACCTTGGCTGCTCGCCAAGGTCTTTGGCCCCTACTGATCGTCTGCCCAGCTTCCCTAAAGGGAAACTGGCAGCGAGAACTCAAGATGTGGGCTGATGCCGACTCGTTGGTCGTCGAGGGCAAGTCGCTTGCGACTTTGCCCGACGAATTGCCCAAGGCGGTAATCGTCAACTATGACATCCTCTACGATCAGCGGCCATTGCTTGGTCGTTATCAGTGGAAGTGCATCGCCTTCGACGAGGTCCACAACCTTAGCAATCGGGCCAGCAAGCGAACCAAGGCGGCTAAGTACCTTAGCCGCCTGACGACCAAGGTAATCGGAATGTCAGGCACGCCGGTGATGAACCGGCCTGCCGACTTCTGGCCGATCCTGAACATCATCCGACCGGAACTGTTCCCAGCTTGGCAGGCTTACGCGACTCGCTATTGCGAGCCTCGTAAGACGCATTGGGGATGGGAATACAAGGGTGCGACGAACTTGGGGGAACTCCATGAGAAGATCAAGCCGTTCATGCTCAGGCGACTCAAAGAGGACGTTCTCGACCTCCCTGAGAAGAAGATGATCGTCGTCCCGTTGCACTTGGACGACCGGAGCGACCTCGACGCCGCCGAGGCCGACTTCATGGGATGGCTGGCTCAGAACAGCAAGTACGGGAGCGTCACCAGCGCGCAGAAAGCCGAAGCCGTCACACGGCTCGGCATTCTGCTCAGGCTTACGAGCCGACTCAAGGCTCGCGCCGTGGTAGATTGGTCACGGAAGTTCTTCCGTGACAACCCCAAAGAAAAGTTGATCCTTTTTGCGGTGCATACGCAAATGGTGGACGTTCTCAAGCGTAGAATTTTGCCAGAGGAGAACGTCGTCGTCATCGACGGTTCGACTCCGACGAAGAAACGACAGGGCATTGTGGATCGGTTCCAGACCGACCCACAATGCAGACTTCTGGTTGGGAATATCAAGGCAGCGGGAGTCGGCTTGACGCTTACGGCGGCAAGCACGATTGCCAACGCTGAGATGTGGTGGACACCTGCGGTGATGGCCCAAGGGGCGGATCGCGTCCACCGAATCGGCCAGAAGGAAACCTGCGACATTTACTATCTTGTCGTGCCAGATACGGTCGAAGAACGTATCTGCAAGGCGATTCAGACCAAGCAACAGGTTGCGAACAGCATCGTCGATGGCCGACAGGCCGCGACGATGCCTGTGTTGGATTTACTTTTATCAGAAACAGGAGGACTACTCAGTGGCAAGCGACCCCACAAAACTAAGCACTAGAGCTTTGACCGTGAACCGACTGCCCGAGCAGTTGGTCACGGGCATCAAGACGCTGGCAATCCAACTGGATTGCACAGTCGAGGATCTCATGGCGGTGGTATTGCAAAGAGCTTTGGACGAAGGCCAAAAGCTCTTTGTGCCGGTACAACGCCTCAAGAAAGCCAGGAAGCAGGAGATCGAGGATCGCAGGAGACTGCGATCCTCGTTGGAACAACTACAACCGAAACTCAAACAATTGGAAGCTCAAAATGGGTAACACCGTCGACCAAGAATACGAAGATTTCGTCAAAACGCGAGTTAAAGACCCAGCAGTCATCGCAGAAAGCATCCATCGCAATCCCCGGACTGCGGGACTGCTTCACGCTGTGTTGGGCATCTCCGGAGAGGCCGGAGAGCTTGTGGATGCTGTAAAGAAAGCCGTCATCTACGAGAAAGGACTAGACATCCAAAACGTCATCGAGGAACTCGGGGACTTGGAGTTCTACATGGAGATGTTGCGTCAGGAGATTGGGGTTCCCCGAGACGTAATCGTGTACTACAACATCTTCAAGCTCAAAAAGAGATACCCCGACACGTACACCGACCAGCACGCGATTGAACGCAAGGACAAGACCGATGCCTCTACTTCCTGAACCTGACCAACCGAAAACCGAATCCCCCGCTGTCCGGCTTCGCCGGAAGCACATCAAGGTCAGCGGGGGCCAATACAGTTCGTTGAAGGACTTCAACGAACTGCTCAAGGCACACAGTTACGCCGACATCGACAAGATGCTGACGTGGCTGCGAAAGCAGCCCGAGTCGGTCAAGAACATCACCAGTGCTTTGCTTCGCCATTCGTTCAAGGAATTGCTCTCTCGGCAAAAGAATGCGCTGGACGACTACCCGATCACCGAGACGGCCCAAGAAGTCTTGGGCCGCCTTGAGAACACAATCGGCCTTGAGTACATCCAGCATTGCATGGACAGTTACAACGCTTTTGTTTCATATTTGAAACAAAAGACCGGGGTAGCCGAGACGCTGGTGACCCACTTGCCTCCGGCAAGTGAGTTTGCGTTCCTGTGGTTCGAGAGGATTTGCGGAACCTTTTCGGAGAAGTTCCGCAAGTTCGAGGTCAACCACCCGAAGTTTCAGCAATTCCTGCATGGGATTGCTAAGAGCCAAGGAGAAACCAGAGCCTTTGTCCGACTGATGAACGAGTACAATGACACCCACGGATCTGCTCCAAAGGCATAACATATCGGTCGCAGGCCCAGACGATACGCACTATCGTCTGGGCTGGACCAATACCAAGTGCCCCTTCTGCCACGGGCAGAAGAACCACTTGGGGATCAAAAACGATTTCTCCCGCGCAAACTGCTACAAGTGTGGGAAGAAGGACGTTCTTCACACACTTCGCATTCTGACCAAGGAAAACTTAGATGCCCTCAAACATCTCCGAGCCTTCGCTACACCGGATATTAGCGGCAGCCTTGCCCGGTACGGACAGTACATACCCCCTCCGGGCCTTATGGCCCTTAGTCAACGAGATCGAGCGTACTTGCTCAACCGGGGATTGGACGCTGATCGAATCGCAGAGCGATATGCCCTTAGGTCAATCGGCCCCTTCACGGGACTACCCAAGGGAATTTTCATTCCGATTACGTTTAACAGCAGACCCGTCTCTTGGACCATCCGATTCCGAGAAGCCGTAGACGGGCAGCGGTACAAGACCGCTGCCGACAACCAGAAAAGTATGTCCGAAAAGGACATACTTTTCGGGGCAGAAACTTGTACCAACACGATTATTGTGGTAGAAGGGTTCTTCGACATGGCGAACATCGGAGATGGAGCCGTTTGCACCTTCGGTCTTGCGTACACGCAAGAGCAGGTTAGACTGATGGCAGGTTATCCTCGTAGGATAATCTGCTTCGACAATTCGTCGGACGCACAGCGAGTCGCTTCGCGACTCGCTGGCGACTTGGCAGTGTTTCCAGGGGAAACACTGCAAGTAACTCTGGACGCAGACGACCCAGGGTCGGCAAGTCCAGAGGAAGTTCAGGAACTCAGAAAATTTGCGGGGCTGGAATAATGAGTAACGAAAGAATTGAAGCATTTTGGGTGAACGCAACGGCTTTCGAAGTTGCGCGGGTGATGAACGGGGAGACGGTGGAGGCTAGGTTTCGAGACTCGGAAACCATGCCCTGGAGTGTTAACAGTTTCAATCTTAAAGGCTGGGCCGAAGGCAGTTGGGTGTGCAACGAGGGGCTGGGGTGGGTTAATTGCCAAGTCTACCGCGAGCCCTCTTGGTACACCGACAAGCCCGATCCGGGGCCGGGGTGGAGGTTGCTTGAGAAGTTTCCCGATGAGGATCCTAAGTCAGAAGATGATTGGTTTAACCCGGAAAGTAAAATTTGGTCGCCTTCTGTTAGGGCATGTAGAGGCGAACGGCAGTCCGAAGGCATTTGGTATCGCCGACGCATCGAGGCAGTGGAAGATCCAGCAGGCGATTGGGAGCCAACCGACGAAGAATTCCAATATGCGCAGGATCTCTGTCGTGTTCCTAAGGGAACACACGATCCTGTTGAGTTTCGCAAATTCGTAGACAAGGCACAAGCAGGTGAACTATCGTTCACCTGCTCCTTTGTTTGGGAAGGCCCCCGAGCTAAGGTAGGCGACCGAATCCAGCATCCTAACGGGTGCTGGCTCGAAATCATCGAAAGCGGCTTCAAGATTGAAGCCGCCCTCAACACTATTGAATTTACGGGGTAGTCATGAGCGAACATCCCTAACGACCAGCATTGTATTTTTGGAATTTCGAGCGACCTGGATTTAATTGAGGTGCAAGAATGATCTACATCTACAAAGCCGAGCTAATCCGCGTCGTCGATGGCGATACGGTCGACCTAGTTATCGACCTGGGGTTCGACACATTTAGGCACGAGCGTTTCAGGCTCTACGGCATCGATGCACCAGAGATGCGAACCAAGGAAGGCAAGGAGGCTAAGAAGTGGCTGTGGGACGCGCTACAGCCCCTTGAGGCGATCTACGTTCAGACTATTCAGCTAGAAACCAAAGCCAAGCGCGACAAGTACGGGCGGTTTCTGGCGGTGCTTTATGGCTTTGAGCCGGTCTTGTCTTCGACTGACGGGCCAAAGCTAAATAGCTGCTCGTTCAATGCTGAAATGATTCGCGAAAATCACGCAAAGGAAAGGTACTGGTAAATGACAAACGAACTCAAGCTAGACGCCGAGCAGATTTGCTATCGAGCTAAAGGGAAAATCGGAAATTTCCTTAAGCCTCACATTGAGGGTTGCGAGTTAAAGAAAGATGAGGGAGGGCAGTATTTTGTTTTCAGGTTTACAAAATGGGATGTTTACTCATCTCGGGGTTTGCTGGAGATCGGAAGATTTACTGTACTAGGTGCGGCGATTGAGGACGGCATCATGTCAGAGCGGCAACTCCATGCGGCACTGTGGCACACGCTCGGGCAGATAAGGGGCATGGTATGAACCCCTACCAACCCCCCGAGGACGACGAAAGCCAACTCGACAGGATCGAGCGGAAGTTAGATAGGCTTGACGGATCGTACTTGGCTACGCTTGTCCTTGCGTCACTTTTTACGGCGTCGATTTTTATCTTGGTCGAGATCGTTTCGGCTAAATGGAAGTGATAGAAAGGCGTGGCGATGAAAGTAGTCAGACACGACGGCAGTGACGAGCGGCACGCAGTGTGCGCGCTCGTCCACTCCCCCGAAGTCCTCGCGGCGGTTTCCGCCGCTTGGGACACTGAATCCTTCGCGAGCAAGTATGCCAACATACTTGCTCGTTGGTGTGTTGACCACTTCGTCAAGTACGGTGAAGCCCCCGGAATCGGGGGAATCACCGCCAAGTTCGATACGTGGAAGGACATTGCCGATTCGACGATTGTGGACACAATGGCAGACTGGCTAGCCAGTCTGCCAGCAATGTCGGACATGACTCCCGACTACGCTATCGACTTAATCCGCAACATCGTCCAGCGAAACAGCATCAAAAGGCTGGGCAATGCGCTGACCAACCTTGCCGAAACCGGCAAGGTTGAGGATGCGCTGAATATCCAAGCCCAATGGAAACGACCGAAGATCGGCCAAGAGGAATCCGGAGTATTCCCATTGGCCGACTTGTCCGTGGTCGAACGAGCGTTCGACCAGTCCACCAAGAAGCCTCTGATCGAATTCCCCGGCGCGCTCGGGGAATTCTTTGGCGATGTCATGTCCGCCGACTCGTTTGTGTCGTTGCTGGCCCCCGAAAAGACTGGGAAAACCACAGTCCTGATGGACTTGGCATGGCGAGCGGTAGCCCAGGGGAGAAGAACTGCGTTCTTCTCCTGCGGGGACATGAGCCAAGATCAGGTCATTCAGCGACTACTCCCAAGGCTCTGTAAGCGACCGCTAAAAGGCGGTCGCTTTATGATCCCTACAGAACTGGCCTATGAGAACAAAGAGCCGAAGATCGTAAGGGAGCCGAAATCGGCTCCCCCGATTACGAAGGAGGACGCCGTCAAGGCGTTCGCCTCGTCGGCTGGAGCCGATCCGAAGCGATTTAGGCTCTTGACGCACCCTGCCGGTACGATCACCGCCAAAGACATCTCCAACCAAGTCAACAGGTGGGCCGACGAAGGTTGGGTTCCCGAGGTCATCGTCATCGACTATGCTGACATCCTCGGAGCCCCGATAGGGCTCCGAGAGAAGATCGAGCAGATCGACCACACATGGCGCGAGCTTCGCGCCATGTCTACTCGAATGCGATGTTTGGTGCTGACTGCATCGCAGTCAGACACCGAGGGGTATACCGCATGGCTCCTGACGAAGAAGAACTTTTCAGACTCCAAGACCAAGGTGGCGCACGTCACCGCGATGATCGGCCTGAACATGACCGAATCCGAGAGGCGGCAGAACATCTGCCGCTACAATTACGTTGCACTCCGCGAAGCGGAGTTCATGCAAGACAAACCGGCCTACGTCGCCGTGGCCGGTTGTACCCGAGTTGGCAGACCTAGCTTAATTTCGTGTTGGCCCAATGACTAGCTCCTCCCGTCGCTACCCAATCGACCAAGTGGTCGAACCGAAGCTCGAAGCCCTTCGCTGGTTCGTTCTGTGCGTGGAATTGGGCAGTGCCCAAGCCGCTAGCAAGAAGCTCAAGATGGGCAACACTGCGATCATCCCCAACAGCAACCGCAAGATGGAATCCATCTTGCAGGTCAAGCTGTTCGATTCCTACCGAAAGCCCACGCCTGACGGCATGGTCTTGTACAAGCACGCCAAGAAGGTGCTTGCGGCCCACCGCAAGCTCTTGCGAGAAATGAAGAAGCTAGGCAACGCCCACAAGGTCCGACCACAAGTGGCCGTCCATGTGGAGCGATGGCTGAGCATCGTCACCCCGAACTTGAGCGACCTTCTGTCCGACAAGTATCAGATCACCAAGGTGGTCTGCTACGACAGTTTCAGCGATTGGCTCGCTACGCGAGCCAAGCCTGGGCACGACGTATTCGTCTCGGCCAGTCCCAACGCCGAGGGGGAAGTCATCCAAGAATTGCCCGTGGTGCTGTTCGGATCAGATCCGAACAGAATCATGGCAGGGGATTGGTTGGGCTGGGAATCGTACTCCGAGGAACAGGTTGCAAACTTGGCAAACCCAGTCGAAATGGCGTATGCCATTTCGACAGGCATCGGCTCGGGCTACATGCCTGCTGAATGGATTCCCTGCGAATTAGCAGGGAATCTGCCTATTCTGGAACAAAATACCGGAAAATTGGTCAAGGTGACCGCCTCTAGGCGGTCACTGGACGTAGAATAGGGGCATCGGGGTGACCTTGGTACGAACAAGCCGCAAGCAGACGAGTCGGTAAAAGAGTACCCGACACCGAGCTAGCCCCAAACAAAGATCGTTGTGAGGAATCTTGCGACCTCCTAGAATAAAGGAAATCACCATGAAGATTTAATCACAATCAGAGCCGATGCCGGAGGCCAAACCGGCGAGGCGGCAACGGTTTATCAGTTGCGCAGGGTCGGCGGCATGAAATGTGTGTAGTCACCAGAAATGCTTCACCCAAATGAAGTAGGTGGCATAGATCATGCCTAAGCAGATGACGATCTGCCCGATCCTCTTTAAGCGAGGATGTTAGGGTAGCACCCTAAACGATCTGGTGCATTCGGGATAGCACCAGCCAGAACGGGGAGCAGCTTTCGCGGTCGCTCCAGAAACCCGACCAAGGATCGGCGGTGTGGGCCTCCCTAACAGGGACATCTACACAGGGGCGTTAAATCGCGGCAAAAGTACGTTCAAGTCGTACCCGATCCTCTTGCACCAAACCCAACGTGGGTTTGGTGCTGTTTTTGGGCCAAATAAACAGGAGGCGCAAATATGGGCGCATCAACACCAAAACGATTCAATTCGCAGATACAGATTGTCGGCGAATTTCCCTGTGTGTGGGACAAAGACACCTTGAACAAAGAGCCGATGTTCTACAAGTCGCACATATCCTTCGTGCGAGAACATGCCGGGCCAGTAACGAAAGCCTTCCTCGATTCACTCCCTTGCGGCTGGGACGACTGCGTGGTCGATAGCCGAACGCACATGCTTATGAACGGTTGGTATCCAGCCATACCCGGATTTCACCACGATGACGTACCTCGACCGCCTGTTGCAGAAGGGCAGCATTTTCTGACCGCTTCTCAACCGGATTACGACACACCGAGATACCACAGCGAGCATCTTCTCGGTTTAATCAATGCTGAGATTTGCCCTACGGAATTTGCTGTTGGAGAGTGTGAAATGCCAGCCATTCCTGAGGGCGAGTTGATTTATCGAGAATGGCATAACGAAGTCGTTCGACTGCTGGGAACAGGGAAACTACAAAGCGTCAAAGCAAGCAGCGGCAAGCTCATTCAGTTCGACTGGCAAACCTTCCACCAAGGAACGGCAGCGGTGGGTAGTGGATGGAGATGGTTTATCCGACTTACGCGAAGCAGTGATACCGTCAAAACACCCAAGAACGAGATCCGCAAGCAAGTGCAAGTGTACTTGGAGTTTCCTATGGAGGGGTGGTAAAGTAAACATTGCGGAACATCCCGCAAGAAAGGCGAATGGTGAAAAATGGCAAGACCAGATAAACAGGTGTTTGTGAGGCTGGTTTATGGGTCGGTCGACTAAGGGAGTCTCGGCTCTTTTATGGGCTGAAATGCGGGTTCAAATCCTGCCCGATCCCCTAGCACCAAACCCAACGTGGGTTTGGTGCTGTTTCTGGGTTAAAAATAGAAAGAGGGAATCCAATGCGGAATCCAATGAGTTTGTTCGCGGCGATGGTCATCGCCGCTTCGTTCGCAGTCCAGTCGTTCGCAGGCGACACCCAAACGGTCGTTGACCGTTTGGGCCGTCCTGTAGCGAGGGTCGTAACGTGCGTCGGTGGGACTTGCTCGCAAGTCTACGACCGAGTTGGCCGACCCGTTGCCAAGGTCGTCAAGACCGCTGGCAAGGTCGTCGTCTACGACCGATTGGGGCGTCGTCGCTAATGAAACCTGCAAGTCCGCAAGCCTACGCCTTGATGCACGAAGGCTCCCTCGCGCTTTCCAGAATGGAAAGCGTAGGGATGCCCGTGTGCGAGGAACGACTCGATGCTGCGATTGCCGATGTCGGCAATCGCATCAAGGGGATGGAAGCGGAACTGCGGTCGATGAATGAGTACGAGGAACAGCGAAAGCGGTTCGGAGCCAAGACCAAAATAGGTTCCCGAGAGCAACTAGCTCACATCCTCTACAACGTCATGGGTTTTCCTGGCGGTGTGGTCAATCCAGAGACAGGTAAACTGTCTCTGGATGACGAGGGCCTACAAGAAATCAACACTCCCTATGCGAAGCTGTTTCAGCGAACGCAGAAACTAGCGAAGCTCAAGGGGACGTACTTGATGCCATTTAAGCGTGAACTCTGCAAAGGCAGAGTTCACGCTTTTTTCAATCTACATACGGTCACCACGTACCGGTCAAGTTCGGATTCTCCGAACTTGCAGAACATCCCGATCCGAGATCCCGACATCGGGAAGGTGATTCGGGGAATTATCAAACCCAGCGATCCGAACAACGTGATCGTGGAGATCGACTACGCTCAGTTGGAAGTGTTCGTAGCCGCTTGCTACCACCGCGACCCGACGATGCTCGACATCCTCCAATCCGGCGACGATCTCCACAAGGAATCGACGCTCGAATGCTTCAAGCTCGATGCTGTAGAAAAGCCAATTCGTCAAGCAATTAAGGGATTTTGGACGTTTGCTGCGTTCTATGGGGATGCCCCCGGCAGTATCGCCAAAAACCTTTGGCGATTCGCCGAGTCACATACGATGCAAAGCGGCAAGCCGCTTTTGCAACACCTGTCCGAAAGGGGCATCAAGACCCTCGGCCACGAAAAGGCTATGACCTCCGACTCGTTCATGCAGCATATCGACAGCATGTTCAACCACTTCTGGAACAAGCGGTTTTCAGTTTACAAGCAATGGCGAACCGACTGGTTCCAAGAGTACCTACGCAACGGCCACTTCCACACGCTCACCGGGTTTCGCGTTTGGGGGATCTTCAAGCGTAACGAAGTTATCAACAGCCCGGTGCAAGGCGCAGCCTTCCACTGTCTGCTAAAAAGCACCATAGAGTTGACAAAACGCATCTCCCAAAGGAAGATGCGTAGCCGCCTGTTCTGCCAGATCCACGACTCGCTGATCGCCGAGGTTCCCCGAGAGGAACTCGACGACTACATCGAGATGGCAAACGAGGTAATGACAAAG